AAGATTTCAGGCAGAGAAGAATCCACAAGTGCTTGTCATCCAACCGCAAGCAGCCGCACACGGAGTAACTCTACACGCTGCCAACATTGTTGTGTGGTGGGGGCCTATTACATCTATTGAGACATACCTACAAGCTAATGCACGTGTGCATCGTGCGGGTCAACGTAATCCTTGCACTGTTGTGCATCTGCAAGGTAGCCCTGTAGAGAAGCGCATTTACAAGATGTTGTCGGAAAAAGTAGACATCCATACACGCCTAATTGATCTTTACAAAAATATTGTGGAAGACACTTGACAATGTAAAGTAGAGCCCTTATATTCCATATCCCAACAACAAAAAGGAGAGTGCAATGACTGAAGAAGTCAATACCGAAAAGCTAGCAAAAATCTATGTGAAGATTCGTGACAAGCGACGTGAACTTGAGAAGCAAGTTGCTGAACTCAAGGAGCAACAGGACACTGTTGGGAGTCAACTGTTAGAGATTTGCAAGGCTGAAGGTGCCCAAACAATACGTACGCAATTCGGTACGGTATCACGCAGAATCACAAAGAATTACTGGACAAGCGACTGGGATTCTTTTTTCAAATTCCTCAAAGAGAACGATGCCTTTTCGTTGATGCACCAACGTATCAACAGCACGAACATGGCTCAATTTCTTGAAGAAAACCCCGATCTTCATCCTCCGGGGCTAAATGCGGATGTTAATCAAACTATAGTAATTGTTAAACGCTAGGAGCAGAAAATGAGTAATGAGCTTGCAATGTTAGATGGTGGCCTACCTTCTTATCTGAAAGAGGTAGCACTTGATGAAACCACTAAAGCCCTAATGGGCGGTGCTGGTAATGGTGGCATGAAACGTATTTCCATCAAGGGCGGTGTATGGCGCATGATGGTCAACGGGAAAGAAATTGCCAAGAACGAAGAGCGTTCGATGAACGTGGTGGTTGTTGCCGCCGCACCAAAAGTGTCCCGCACTTTTTATCTGAAGAACTACAGTGAAGGTGGCGAGCCGACAGCACCCGATTGTTGGTCTGCTGATGGTGACTTCCCCGATGCTAAGGCACTTATGCCCCAAGCAAAGCGTTGCATGGACTGCGACAAGAACATGAAGGGTTCAGGTCAGGGCGACAGCCGTGCTTGCCGTTTCAGTCAACGCCTTGCCGTGGCTTTGGCAAATGATTTGCGTGGGGATATATTCCAATTGACCCTGCCTGCCGCATCAATCTTTGGTGCAGGTGAGCCTGGTAAGTGGCCTTTGCAGACATACGCAAAGATGATTGGCAGTAAAGGTATTCCAATTACTGCGGTTGTTACTGAGATGCGCTTTGACACAGATAGCGCAACACCTAAGCTGACATTCAAGCCTGTCAAGGTATTGGATGCCGCTGACCACGGTATTGTTATTGAGCAGGGTAAATCTGATTCTGCTTTGAAAGCAATCACCATGACTGTGGCTGAAGCTGATGGCATTAAACCTGCCAAGTTGGAAGCACCCAAGGCAGAACCTAAAGCAGAAGCCAAATCCGCCAAAGTTGAAGCTGAGCCAGTGGAAGAGCCAACCAAACGTGTTGCCAAGAAAGAGGAAGAAGCACCTAAGAAGGACTTGTCCAAGATTCTTGAGGCATGGGACGATGAGTAATGGCGGGGTATTCTACGCTTACTGCCCGAGAGATCAAGGAAGCTAATCAAACCTTGCTCGGGGTCAAGTTAGGGATGCTCTGTTTAGATAGGGATATACCCGTAACTGACGTCGCTGAGTTCTTCGGTGTGAGCCGAGTTACTGTATATTCTTGGTTCCGTGGGAAAGCCGTTGTTTCAGGTAAGTACGCAGACAAGATGCACAAGCTAATTGCAAAGTTAGCTTAATAGTTTGAGTAGGCTAGGGTAGCTCCCGAAAAGGATGTTCCGTCTCATCCCTGCCTTTCTCTTTTAAAAGACGATACCAAGGACGGCTATGATTTCGAGAAAAGAGTTTCTCGCACTGGTGCTACCACCACTAGAAAAAGGCGAGCACTACTGCACATTCGGAATCAAGACAGTTAACGAAAAAGATGTTGTTAGGCAGAAGTTTGTAGAGAGCATAGATGATATAAGCACACAAGCAGATGTGCTAGTTCAAGAAGAATTCAATGCGTTCTTTGCTATGGCTAAGTATGGTGACCCACAAGAGGGCCGTACTACGAATAATGCGCTTTATCTAAAGTCGTTTTATATTGATCTTGATTGTGGCACTAACAAACCCTTTGCGGATTTGGGTGAAGGGCTGATTGCATTAAAAAGTTTTTGCAAGGTAACAAAGCTACCACGCCCGACCATCGTGAAGTCGGGTTTGGGTGCCCACGTGTATTGGGTATTGGATAAGGCATTACCACGCAAACAGTGGAGGAGCCACGCTGATCGACTAAAAGAACTGTGCGTTGAGCATAAGTTTGATGTTGACCCTGCGGTAACTGGTGAAGCCGCACGTGTGCTCAGAGTGCCTGAAACTTTTCACGTCAAAGACCCAACCAATCCTATTCCGGTTGAGGTGCTATACGTAGCGCCCACAATGACACTTGAAGAGATTGAAAAACTTCTTGTACCGTCTGAAGACATTTTAAAGATGCTGGACAAGGCTGACTTTAAACGTCAGCTAGACCCACTTACCCTTGCACTAATGGGTAGCAGTCAGTCCCGCTTTAAGACAATTTTAATTAAGTCCGTTGAAGGCACTGGGTGCAATCAACTCTTGAATATTTACCACAATCAAGCAACAATAGATGAACCCCTGTGGCGGGCAGGGCTGAGTATTGCCCAGCAATGTGTGGATAGAGACAAAGCCATCCATGTCATCTCTAGTCAGCACCCCGATTATTCAGAATATGCGACTGATCGTAAGGCAAATGAGACCAGGGGCCCATACACTTGCGAGACATTTAAAAAGTTGTTTCCACAAGGCTGTGAGGGCTGCAAGCTAAAAATCACATCCCCCATTCAGATTGGCAAAGAGATCATTGAAGCCACTGAGGAAGACAACATTGTCACAGATCTTGAGCCTGAGACTAAAGAAGCCAAGACTTTTGTAATACCCAAGTACCCTTTTCCATTCTTCAGGGGTAAAACTGGTGGTATATACCAACGTGCCAAAGACAAAGACGGCAACGACACGGAAGAGATTGTGTACCCCTATGACTTTTATGTAGTCAAGCGGATGCAAGACCCCGACTTAGGTGAGACCCTGCTACTGCGGTTGCACCTACCTAGAGACGGAGTGCGTGAGTGGATTATGACCCTACCCAACGTGCTGTCTAAGGACAAGTTCATTGCAACAGTAGCTTCATTTGGGGTGACCGCACTTGGCAAGAAACAAGATGCGCTCATGTACTACGTTACAAAATGGGTTGAGGAATTACAGATGAATTCAAAAGCAGAGAAGGCGCATAAACAATTTGGTTGGGTTGAAGACGAGTCAGCCATCATTATTGGCGACAGAGAAATACGTGCAACTGAGACGGTATATAGCCCGCCATCTGCGCCCACACTACCACTGGTGCCGCTGTTCCAAGTCAAGGGTGACTTTCAAATATGGAAGGACACAATCAACACCTATGGTCGTGAAGGCATGGAGGCTAGAGCCTTTGCTTTCTTCATGGGGTTTGGCACGATGCTGATGAAGTTCACAGCACTGGATGGCTTCTTGCTTAACTTAGTTAGCCGTGAATCAGGTTCAGGCAAGACCACAATCTTGCAAGCCATCAACAGTATCTATGGCAGACCCAAGGAACTTTTACTCTCTCCCAAGGATACATACAACTCACGTATGAGCCGCCTTGGTGTGATGCAGAACTTGGCAGTGACCATGGACGAGATTACCAACATGCCGCCCGAGCAAATGTCAAACCAAGTGTATGACGTGACTTCAGGTCGGGGCAAAAATCGTTTAAAGCAACACGAGAACGCAGAGCGCACAAACAACACCAAGTTTCAGACTGGTTTGATTACTTCATCCAACCGGTACGTGACTGACGCATTGTTATCTATAAAGGGCTTTCCAGATGGCGAGTTAAAAAGGATCCTGGAAATCAACATCAAGCCTGACCCATTTGACGATGCGACTTGGGCACGGCAACACTTTGGTCAATTGATGAACAACTACGGGCATGCAATGGAGCCGTTCTCGCAAGCTCTTGTAGGCCAGTTACCTATGGTCAGGGCTAAGATGGCTGACATTCAGGTGCGTATTGAGCAAGCCGCTGGCATCAAGAACGCTGAACGCTACTGGGCTCTTATGGCGTCACTAGCCATAACTGGTGGCTCTATTGCCAAGCACCTTGGACTGCACGATATACCAATCAAGCCTGTGTTCAATTACGCAGTGGGTTTGATTAATGAGAATCGTATACACAATCGTGAATACATGTTTGATGGTGATGACTTCTTAGGTGGTTTCTTACAACGCCACTTCCATGAGATTCTTGTGATCAATGGGGAGAAAGCCAAGAACGGACTGGAGCATGGCCCGA